CTTTTAAGAAGTCCCTGACTGCCTTGGAGCATATCTCATTGGTTGGGTTACTTCTTAGCCTGTAATAATGGTCGCTCTGGTCAGCGTAGGCTCCTTTACCTTTAACCCCATCAGCCTTAACCGCTATGTAGTTGTTAACGTCCCGGCTGTTAATACTCAGATAGTCGTTTGGTTCCAGGTCGTACCCGGTATCAATTTCCCACTCTAGCACTATGTCCTCTGCTACCGCCTCCAGTACCCTTGGGATTTTGGTAACTATGCCGTCAGTGTTTGCACTTACAACAGCTATACCGGCTTGCTCAAGGCGCTCAGCCAACATTAACAGACTAAGCTGTCCGGTTATAGTTACCTGCATCATCAGGTCTGGTGCGTACAAGCAAGACCACTTGCTTCCGAGCTTACCAAAGGAACCGTTGATGGTAATCTTTAGTGACTCGTTTATGGCGTTCCAATATTCATACGCTTTGGTATCGCCTCGCTTCTTAGCTTGGTTTGCTTTGGTTTTAGCTTCTAGCCTACGCTTTACGATTGCTTGGTATATCTTAAGGAACGGTTCTCCAAGGTGCCTCGGAGTTAATTTGTTGAATAGGATTATATGTGGGTAGTAGGCTGCAACGTCGTAGTCTCGTATTATATAGTCTTTGTCAGTTACGTGACGGGCTTTCTTTTCATTACTATGTATACCGCCAATACCTACGGTGTACAAGGTGGTTCCCATTGTGAACTTTTGCTTGGTCTTCTTTTCCGGCATGGTGCCTTTATTCTTACCGGACTTTATACGATCTTCCTCTTCAAGCTTAAAGTTAAAACCCATGTATCCGCTTTTATCAACGGTAAAGGGTAGCGTACAGTATTGCTCCAATACCGCTTGCAGTTGCTCAGTTAGGAAACTGATATTAGCTGTCGGACGGTAGCGGAACCGCGTACCCGGTTCTATCTTTGGCCGGTTAGCACGTATATCATAACGCTCATCTAGCTCCCGCTTGATAACAGATTCCGCTATTTGTGCGTCAGACTTTGAACGTAAGTCTATTTCATATTCTTTAGACATTGCAGCCCGTAGGTCTATCTCTGGTTCTATTACTTTAAACAGTTCCTCGGTGTCTATTAGATCCAGGCTGCAATAATAACGGATATCGGGTAATTGGCTTTCCTGTATATCCTCCCAGTGATTAATCGGCATATCCATCATTTCTTTAACATGAAGGCGACCAGCATATATCTTAAGGGAAGCCATTAAGGGCGCAACTTGTATCAGGTCAATATGGTCCATTTGTAAAGCAGCGATACCGACTTGCTTTCTTACTTGCCAAGGTTGTAAACCTTCATCTATTATCATTTGACTGACTTTGTAAATGGAAGCATTGCTTAACCCGGCAACCGCTGCTTCTACAATTAGGGCGTCGTACTTTATGCCATTGAATGTGACTATCGTATATGTATTAAGAAGATGCAGGATATTCTTTACATTAAGTTCAGAGTCGTTGAACTTTTCAAAGTAAAGAACATCCCCTGTTGATACCTTCCTAAACATAACCAATAGGTAGTTCTTGACACATTCAATATCTAATGTAACAAGAGTCTTATGGTCCATGTTTAACCCCTATCGTACGCCCTTGTTAGCCGTTACCGTTTCCTGGCTGTTGTATTGCCCTTTAACAGCATAGCTCTGCTCGCTTGGTACAGGCTCACAAGCAAAGAAAACCATTTGTCCTATCTTCATACCGGGTTTGATAAGAAGACTATGGTGCTGAGTAACATTGGTCAGCTCCAGGGTTAGCTTGCTATTATTCCAACCGGGGTCACACCAACCAGCCATCAGATGCTGAAGCCCTGAGCGAGCCAAGGAGGACTTCAACTTATACTCCGCTGCTACCCAGTTAGGAAGGTTAAAAGTTTCCGCTGAGCTTGCCAGAATGAACTCACCGGGGAACAATAAATAACCCTGCTCAGGTATTGTAAACTCCTTCATATTAAGCGATTCTTTTTCTTTCAGGTCAACTACAGAACCGCTCATGTTAATATCTTCAACCAGTATACGGTCGCCGATACTTATATCAATACTAGCACCATTGATATATTCTGGGTTTGCATCTATAACCCCTGTACTAACAAGGTATAACAAGTCGGTATAAGAAACGAGTGACATAATATTATCCTCTAATGTAATCGGGGTCTTGGTTGGTATAACCTGGACCGGGGCCAAAGTCTTCTTCGTTTATAAGTTCCTCTATTAACATTCTCGCTGAGTCATAATGACCTTCAACAATAAAATTAATAATGCGTCTTTCTTCTGGTGGTAACTGGCAGCAGAAGTAGAAAGTAAATTGGTCAATACGTATTTGGGTTGTATTGAATGTTAGGAACTCGTACCACTTGTTAACCGGCATATATACGCCGCGCTCTTCTGCCTTTGCTAAATAGTGCATAGACTTACGCAAGTCCTCAACACCGTTTTTGTCGCGCCAGCGGCTGACATACTTGGTAGCATTACCTAATAGATAAGGCATATTGGTATCGCATACATAATCCCAGTGCTGGTACTTTATGCGGTAATGTGTTCCGCCTATTTGCATATCATTCGATTCCATTACAACTCCTCCATTTCACGTGTGAATGCTTCTAGCATCTCTTCTGCTTTGGCGGTTTGTTGTTCGTCACCCCAGTAGTTAAGCGCCTTAACCAGTACCTCGCGCCATTTACGGAAAGGGCGCTTGGCGTTAACCTTACCTTCCCTTACTTGCTGTATGCAGTACCACATTCCGCTGAGAGTATCTGCTAGTTTAAGGAAGTAAGTTTCCTCTGGATGCAAGTCAAAATGGACGCCGTTTTGCTCTTCCCATTGGCGTTCAAGTTTATCCAAAACACTTTTCAGTTCTGGGCTTGCTTGTTTAATAGGGAATGGAATATCCCCTGTATAATACTCAGCCGCGTCATGGGTTAATGCCGCCAGCAATAATTCCTTAGAACATTGTGGGTAAATGTATTGCAGTATCAAAGCAACTTCCCATTCATGCTCACTGTTCTTTTGCTTGTCCATACCGATACTACTATGGAACCGAACAACATTACCGCTTTGCAATACCTTACGAATATTCATTATTTGGATCCTTTGTTAGCACGAGTTTCTAACCATGTTCCACAAGCCATACGCCAGTCATCAGCAACTAATAGCTTCAAGTGCTTACTGGCTTCGACTGGTCCTTCTGTTTTATGTACCAAGTAAACCAACAACATCGGCATAACTAGGTCTTCAAAATAAGCTGATAGCCAGTCACTACATTGATTAACCTCAGCCAAACCAAAATCATCATATAGTTTGAAGAACTGCTTTAAATCCTGGTTTAAGAAACGCATACCAGCATGGGACATTGCAACCAAACTAGAACAATATTCATACGGGCTATAGTTACCGTCAAACCCGGCATTAGTGCGGTTATAGACATCACCAGCGGCTCCCTCAGTGTATACATGGAAACTGTTACTAACCTGAGTATATGTACCCATGTCAACGCCTAAGCTGGCGGCAACGTATTCCTGGATCATACTAAACTGTACCACGTTAGCACCATAGGCTCCCCATATCATATCGTTAGAACGGTTGTATACAGTCATATCCAACCGCTGGTTACGCATACGGAATGCAATAGACATATTACAGGCTTTGTCTCTACTGTCTCTGATTAGATCTGCAGGGTCCCATATCTGGCATACCGCCTGACGGCTGTTAGGGTCGTTGGTTAATATATCAATAACCCGCTTTAGCTGATCAAGGTCGTAGTTACCTGTAAAAGTATTGAAGTGGTTGCGCAGCCTATAACCGTAAGGGGCGTTGAAGGTTTTAGTATCGTCGCTGAAGTCGACCATACGCTTGTTAAACTCGCTTAGGAATTTAACATCGTCACGCCCTGCTAAAATCCAAAGAGATTCCATAAGGTGGAAGAATGGGTTAGCGTCCCGAGCAGAGCTGACCAGGACGCGCTGAGCAGGGTTTTTGTAAACGGTGGTTACGGGTGCAGGTAACTCCAGGGTCATACCGTTGCGGCTTGGTACTGGCTCCCCTT